TTATTAGAACCTAATGCAGTACCACCACTATTCATTGAGAATAAATTTCTTGTTACCCAATAACCAGATGTTGCATCACCAGAATATTGAGTACCGTTAGCATAAGAAACAAAGTTTCCATCATAATTAAGTACTGTAATTGTACCAACAGATAATTTAGATTCGATTAACTGTTCAATGTTGCCTGTTCTATTGCCATCATTATCTCCGTTACCTGCAATTAAAACTGTACCACCATTTCCAATATAGGTTTCATATGCGGTCTTACATGTACTACCACAGTTAGAATTGCCTGCAACATTTATATGTAAATCTTTACTACTAAAATCATTTATGTTTATCGAACCACTATTTGTACCAGTAACAGTAAATCCCATATCTTCAAGTTGGTCTTCCATTTCACTATACAAATTACTATCGGTATAACTAATGTGTACTGTAGCCGCTATCACAGACCCAGTTGTAATAGCTATACCCATAAAAAATATTGGGATATACAATAATATTAGTATTAATGCACTACTGACTTTGAATAATAGTGATTTCACTTTCTGTTCCTCCTAATTCAAAATCTATTAACTCGAAATCCCCTTGTTGTATATTCATCATGTAACTATTCTCTTTCTCAAGTCTTAATTCAACTGTACTACCACTTGCGGCCTCTCTATGCCAATACCATTGTGGGTCCTCATCTAGTATTGTAATTCCTGTTTCCTTATCTTTACCTAATGTAAAATCATACTCAACTCCTTTCTTCTTATCAAATTCAGAACGCATCTGTAGTGCTAATTGAATATTCAGTTGTTCTAAAATGTCTGCTAAGAAATTCTGGTCTAAGAAATCAACATCAAGCATTGATACTGCATCATCTTCTTCAACTTCAAGGTAGTCTATCTCTAATTCTTCAAACTTTAGAAAGTCAATATCTAATGCAGTAGCAACTTTATTCAGTTCTGCATTTTGCATCGCTTGTTCAATCTCTCTTGGTTTAGATACGATTAATAGGTTGTTAATATATGATTCATCTATATCCACAATAACAGGTTTTAGAGGCCTACTATCAATCGTGTCTACAACCGTAGCCTGAAACGCCTGATTCATTATTACCATGCCTGCATCAGACTCAACTGATATTTCACCAACAAAACAGTTGCCATTTGTATCGCATGATGGCAATAGAATGATAGTAGAACTACCCATCTCGTCTATTGTCATTGAGAAATCTGTACCACGAACACCGATTGTAGCAGTCGGTGTTTTTATCTGTACTTCTGTTGGACTTGTCTTTGCAATCTGACCTGAGGCATATCTTACTGTACCTAGAGCTGCTTTAAGTGATAGAGAACCTTTCTTTGTGTTTGGGTCGTAGACAAACTCATCAATGATAAGTTTTGAATGTTGAGTAACATCTACTCGTGTGTCATCAATAAAGCCAATAGCGACTTTACCTTTACCTGTCTTTACAGTATCATACTGAAATATATCTAAATCAATCTCGGCATCAACATCTTCACCATCCGTTCTTTCAATATTGGCGTTACCTTCTTGTAAGATAACATCGCCAATTATACTAGCGAATGATGAAAATGTTAAACACCATAATATAATAAAAAGTCGCACATTAATCTCGTTGTATTATATCCACATTTGCCGAAGCGCCATTTACTGTTAGAGTTAATATATCACCACTTCCACCAGTTTGTAAGATAACATAGTCTGCACTATTGCCATCATGGTGTAATGAAAGTGTACTTGCATTGTCTTGGTCAATATCAGCAGTGAAACTTGTACCAGCAGCATCTATGTGAACCGCACCTGTGCTTGTTTGTTCTATACTCACATTTGCACTTGCACCATTTACATCTAAGTTAATTGTACCAGCAGCTGTTTGGTCAATATCGTATGTACCACCAGCACCAGCAAGACCAGATGAAGTTTGTCCAAGAATAGTGCCATCTGTATTAAATGTTGCGGCCGCAGTCTGATTAATATTAACTGTCTTAACCGCAGATGATGTACTTCCACTTGTTGTTGCCGTGATTGTACCGCCAGAGGTTTGTGTAATATCAATGTTTTGTGAATCACCCGTTGATACGAATGTTGCAGAGTTGTCGTCTGTACCAGATTGAACAACATCAACATCAGCCGTGATTCCCGTCTGGGTCATAATTAAGGTATGACCGTTGACATCTCCATTACCATCTATGTCGATTAGATAGTTGTTTGAATCACCATTAATTGTTAATCTTAATATCGCACTTGTACCATCAATAGTAGCTGCAACAACAGTACTGTCTGTGCCTGAAGCACCAACAATATCAATATCAGCGTTATCACCTGAGGCACTACCACCAACATCTATATCAATGTCTTGTGAGTTACCAGTAAATGTAATAACAGCATTGACATCATCACAACCATTTGTACTATCTGCTGGGTCACAATTGAAATCAATATTGTTACTATTACCTGTGGTACTCCATGTACCAACAAAGTTATCACCATTTATATCAAAGGTGATTATATTACTACCGCCTACTTGGTCGATATTAAAGTTTGACGCTGAACCACTTACGGTAGAAGCTGTAGTGCTATTACCGACCATGTTACCATCACCGTCTTGTAACACATCAAATACTAGTGAAGCACCTGCTTGTGTTACATAAATCTTATTTGTTGCCATCGCTGACAAACTCATCAGAAACATAATAAAGAAAGTTATTAATCTCATGACTCTCCTAGTTTCTCCGAAAGTGGATGGGTGACTTTTTCTTCACCCTGATTTATATTTATATCTTTGTCCTCTGCTATTGGTGTATCCGCCCATTCCCAAAGTCCAATCTCTTTTCCTTCATATACCATTTGCAAGATTGCATATTCTATTGCTGTACGAATCGCATAATTAATCGGTTCGTTAGCTGCATTACCAGATTCAATCTCTAATGCTCGTGTTCCTAAATCTAAAAATCTGAACACATCTGCACCATTACTGGTACTCGCAATTGTTTTCGTTGCTGATACAGTCAGTAAAATCTCGCCTGTCTGTACTGCAACGAGTCTTAGTGAAACGGTTACTTGGTCTGTTCTGTATTGGTCGTTTGCACCTAAACCAAGAAATCTCGCACCTGCCCCACCAGATGTTGTGTTTGTATCATAACCAACAATACCGCCCTCTAATATTAGACCGGCAAATAACATAGGCGCCAAACTGTCTGTCGCCTGTGAACCATCATATAATTCTCTTGTGCTTCTAATTAACTGTCTTTCTTTCGTTAAATTATCTAAGTTTGCTCTTTCAACAACAGAGAACCAATCGCCACCGCCAACTGCCATGAGTGATTGTATTACCCAAACATCTGCACCTTGCGATACAGCTGTAGATAGTCCGACTTGTTTTCTTTGCCCTGTTTCGTCAGGGAAATCGTAAACTGCAACCGTAATCTTTACTGGATTGCCTTCACCATCTGTAGGTGTGTTTATAAGAGGTGGCATATCTTTTAGCAACTGTTTTGTTGGTGTACCCTGTGTAAAAGGCATTTCTCCTTCTATCGCCTTTGTGTTCTGTACCGAACAGGCGCCCACCAAACAACTTAATAATGCTATCGCCAAATATTCCATATTCATGTGCCTAAAATTTAAAGTCGCCAACGGGTACAACTAATTGTGTTATAGTACCGCTAGCATCAGTAACAGTTAATGTGATTGTTTCTGCTGTTTCATCTTTTGCCCAATAGACTGTTGAACCATCAGGTAAAGTTGCTGTGCCGCTCAATGGGCACTCTACTTCGGTCGTTTCAGTATCTTCAGTACAATTCGTACCAAACATATTATCGACCATTTGTTTAGATAAGTTTGCAAATATACGACTTTCAACATTCGTTACAAACTTAGCAAGAGTTGTATTTGCTTCTGCTCTTTCAGCTGCCTTCTTTGCAGATATTAAGTCGTCTTTTACTTGTTCTTTTCTATTATATTCTAATTGACTTATTGATAGTACATGACTAGAATATCCTTCGCCACTAAAAGACGGGTTACTAAAATCAAAGGTTAGATTACTTGATATAACCTGAGTACTATA